CAGGCGTGACCCTGCCGGAAATATCAAGCCGGATAAAGAAAAATCCACAGAGAAGATTGACGGTGCGGTTGCCATGATCATGGCTCTTGACCGTGCGATCCGCTGCGGATGTGCTTCTGATGAGTCGGTTTATGATTTGAGGGAGATGCTGGTGTTATAGGTTTGATTATCTTTGCAAACTGGAATTTATTGGTGTGGTTTATACCAAATATCTATTTCTTCTTTTTCTGGAATTTCAAACAGAGAAGAAACTTTATTTAGTAATCCCTCATTAACATAAAAACTTGATCCGCCATTTCCAGATATGACTTCATTATTTCTTTTTTCAATATTTTCATACCAAGTCTTATCATCAATATCAATATAATGCATTTCTACCAAAACCCCATTATTTTCTCCATATCTTTTTATTTCTTTCCTGTTTTCTTTCGTCCAAAATCCCCAATCTAAAATTACAGTGCATCCTGCATTTACAATTTCCACTGCTTTTTTTCTTAAATATAAATTAACTCTTATAGCAAATTCATCATAGCCGTCACCTTGTTGATTATTTGTTAAATCATAGGTTACTTCATCTGTAGATAAAATCACAGCATGCTCTTGTTCTTTTAATCGATTAGCATAATATGTTTTACCACAACCAATCTTTCCACATATACAAAGTAATTTTGCCATAACACACCTCACTTACAAATTCCGATTTGTAGAGCAACTGCTCTGCATTCTGTTTAGCATATTATACCACACCCTTGTCCCTAAAGTCAAGAAAGGAGTTTGATTCTCATGGGTATTTTCACAGGACTATTCAAGTCCAGAGATAAGCCGACCAACAGCTATGATTCACCATCCTACACATATTTTTTCGGACGAGCGAACAGCGGAAAACGTGTCACCGACAGAACAGCCTTGCAGCATATTGCAGTTTATGCCTGCGTGAGGGTTCTGTCTGAGGCGATTGCACAACTGCCATTACACGTTTACCAATATACCGAAAATGGAAAAGAGCGAGTGCCACAGCACCCGCTTTACTTTTTGCTCCACGATCAGCCAAATCCTGAAATGACTTCTTTTGTTTTCAGGGAAACGCTAATGTCCCATCTTCTGATTTACGGCAATGCCTATGCACAGATTATCCGAAATGGCAGAGGTGATGTTTTAGGATTGTATCCTCTGATGCCGGATAAAATGAAGGTTGACCGTGATGAGAAAAACCGCCTGATATACATTTACAGCCGTTACGATGAGGCAAATCCAAATCTGAAAGAACAGGGCGACATCGTTCTTTACGCTGATGAAGTCCTGCACATTCCTGGTTTAGGATTTGACGGACTGGTTGGATATTCGCCGATTGCACTTGCAAAAAATGCAATCGGCATTTCTATTGCCTGTGAAGAATATGGAGCATCGTTTTTTGGAAACGGTGCTTCACCAAGTGGCGTGTTGGAACACCCCGGAGTGATCAAAAATCCGGAACGTGTGCGTGATGCGTGGCAGAGAGCCTATGGCGGAAGAAACGCCCACAAGGTCGCAGTCCTCGAAGAGGGCGTGCGTCCAGATAGGACGTTACCAAAAGCAGCGTAAGGTGCTGCTGTCTACAGTTATAGACAAGTCAATCTGTCTAACCGAAAGGCGAAAGCTGATACGGGAACATAGCACGACAGAAAAGCGGTAAGTTACTCAAAGGCTAAAGAGTACGACTGAACTGCAATGACAATCGGATATAAGGTTTAACCTGAGTTTGGTGAACGCAAGACTTGAGTGTCCATTTCCGAGGGGATTTGGGAAAGTAGCCTGTTACCCACTCTGAGAATGTCCGTCTTTACATCCTTCAAAGGCGGAATAACTGCAATATCTCAGCACAAGCGGGAGAACCCGTATTAAAGGGTCGAAAGCGGAACCGATAATCCGAATATACCAAGTGATAACGTTAACTGGAGATACCCTAAAAGTCAATGCCGAAAGGCTATAGTTATAGGACTTGAATATGACTCATGGGTACGGAGCATTCGTAGTAGTTTGAAAGAGTTAATGGCTCCTACATGGCGAAGGAATGCAGTTTATGTGACTTCAAAAGGAAAGATGAAAGAGAGGAGAAACCTCAAATGAAACCGACATCCGAAATTTTGGAACGAATGAATAAAAACTCTGGAGAACATCCAGATGGTATCTACACAAGACTTTACAGATATTTGCTCCGTGAAGATATTTACATGACAGCCTACAAAAACCTGTACGCTAATAATGGTGCAGGAACAAAAGGTGTAGATAATGATACAGCAGATGGTTTTAGCGTTGAATATGTTCAACAGATTATTGCTGATTTAAAGACACAGAAATACGATCCAAAACCTGTAAAAAGAACCTACATCCAGAAGAAAAATGGAAAACTGCGTCCGTTAGGTATCCCCTCTTTTACAGATAAGTTGATACAGGATGCGATTAGACAAATTCTGGAATCCATATATGAACCAATCTTCAGCGTTTTTTCGCATGGATTCAGACCGAATAGGAGTTGTCATACTGCATTACAACAGGCAAGTAAATATTTTCGTGGGACAAAATGGTTTATAGAGGGTGACATAAAAGGCTGTTTTGATAACATCGATCATAATGTGTTGTTAAGTCTGATTTCCAAGAAAATCAAAGATAGCAAGTTTGTCAATCTCATTGGAAAATTTCTAAAAGCCGGATATATTGAAAATTGGGAGTATCACAAAACCTACAGTGGAACACCGCAAGGTGGTATTCTTTCACCGATACTCGCAAACATATATCTGCATGAGCTTGATAAAAAAGTTGAACTACTAAGAGAAGCTTTCTCAAAGCCGAATGCAAAATCATGTTCAGACGAACTGTGCGTGAAATCAATAAACTAAAGGCACAGTACGGAAATTTGACAGATGAGGTGCAGAAAAAATTATTGCTCAAAGAAATTCACAGACTTGAAACAGAAAAGCGAAAGTTGCCATACAAGAATGCAGTTGGCAAAAAAATCGTATATGTTCGTTACGCTGATGACTTTTTAATCGGTGTCAGCGGTTCAAGAGAAGATTGTGAAAAAATCAAAAAAGAACTGACGGTTTTCATTTCCGAAAACCTGAGGCTTGAACTCAGTGATGAAAAAACAAAAATCACCCACAGTTCAGAAAATGCAAGATTTTTAGGATATGACATTAATGTCAGAAGAAACAATCAGACAAAGCGAAAAGCAAATGGAACGATACAGCGAACATTGAACCAATCTGTAGAATTACTTGTTCCAATGGAACGAATTGAAAAGTTTATGTACGACAGAGAAATTGTTGTACAAGCTAAAGACGGCAGTCTTGTTCCATGGCAGAGAGGTGCTATGGCAGGACTATCTGATTTAGAAGTGTTAGATACCTACAACTCACAAACACGAGGAATTTGCAATTATTACGGTCTTGCAAGTAATTTCAGCAAGCTAACATATTTCGTGTATCTCATGGAGTACAGCTGTTTGAAAACACTTGCAAAAAAGCACAAAACCAGAATATCCGCTATTAAGAAAATGTACAAGTTTGGACATTCGTGGGGAATTCCCTATGAAACTAAAGACGGTAAAAAACGAATAATGATAGTAAGATTCTCTGACCTGAAAAAAGGTGCTGTTTATCATAATGCAGACACAATTAAGCATCACATTCATTATACAAATAGCAACGCATTAGAGGATAGGTTACGTGCAAAACAATGTGAACTCTGTGGAGCTACAAATATTCCATTGGAAATTCATCACATTAACAAGCTGAAAAATCTCAACGGAAAAGAACAATGGGAAAAGGCTATGATTGCAAGAAAAAGAAAAACTCTGGTTGTGTGTAAAAATTGCCATAATGCAATTCATCATTCGTCATAACATAAATGGAAAGCCGTGTACATCGAGAGGTGTAAGCACGGTTTGGGGAGAGGCTTGTGCAAACCGATATTGGAAACAATGCACGGCGGTACTTGCCTACTCTACATGAAATTCACCCCCATTGCAATTCCCAATAATGAAGCACAGTTTCTGGAAACCAGAAAGTTTCAGATTGAAGAAATCGCAAGAATGTACCGTGTACCGCTTCATATGATCGGCGACCTTGACCATGCAACATTCAGTAACGTAGAACATTTATCCCTTGATTTCGTGAAATACAGTCTTGACCCTTGGATCGTTCGATGGGAGCAGTCTTTGCAGAAAGCACTTCTTTCTGATTCTGAAAAGGGACAGTATTTTGTGAAGTTCAATGTAGACGGACTTCTGCGTGGCGATTATGCTTCCCGTATGCAGGGCTATGCTACCGCAAGACAAAATGGCTGGATGTCGGCGAATGACATCCGAGAACTTGAAGATATGAATATGCTTTCTGAGGAAGAGGGTGGAAATCTGTACCTCGTAAATGGCAGCTTCACCAAACTTGCTGATGCAGGTGCATTTGCAAATCAAAATCAAGAAAAGGAGGAAGAAACCGAATGAAGAAATTCTGGAACTTTGTAAAAAATGAAGATACATCAGAAACGGAACTTCTGTTTAACGGACCTATTTCGGAAGATACCTGGTGGGGCGATGAAGTGACACCTGCCCTTTTCCGTGACGAACTTTCAAAAGTAAACGGAAATCTGACAGTCTGGCTGAACTCACCAGGGGGCGATGTGTTCGCAGCAAGTCAGATTTATTCCATGCTCAAAAATCATAAAGGCAAGGTTACTGTGAAAATTGATGGCATTGCCGCCTCTGCTGCGTCTGTTGTGGCGATGGCTGGTGATGAAACTCTTATCGCACCGACTGCAATGATGATGATCCACGACCCCAGCACTTGTGCTATGGGCAATAAGGCTGATATGGAAAAGGCAATTATTTTACTTGATGAGGTAAAAGAGAGCATCATCAATGCTTATGAAACCAAATCTCATCTCAGCAGAAATAAGATAGCAAAGATGATGTCGGATGAAACCTGGCTCAATGCAAAAAAGGCTCATGAAATGGGATTTGTGGACGGGATTCTCTTTGCAGAGAAGAAAATGCCTGTTGTTCCCAAAGAGGAAGAACCAGATGAAGAGGAAAAAGAAGAAAAAGAAGATACACTGACCGCAATGACCTATTCAAAGTCAAGGAATCTATCTGCATTCTTATCCAAAGTATCTGCATCAGCAGAATCCGTTACAGGTACACCGATTGACCAGCTTGAAAAAAGACTGGCATTACTGAAATACTAAGGAGGATTTTAACTATGGCTATGACGATTCAGAAACTCAGAGAAAAGAGAAAGAAGGCTTGGGACACTGCCCGTGATTTTCTTGACAGCAAGAGAAATGCAAACGGCGTTCTCAGTGAGGAAGATTCCAAGACCTACGATGCGATGGAACAGACCATTGTCGATCTTGGCAAGGAAATTCAGCGTCTGGAAAGACAGGCTGAAATTGAAGCTGAAATGAACAAGGCAACTTCCACTCCTGTTCTCGGAAAACCCGCAACTCCGAATATAACTGAAAAGACAGGTACAGCAAGTGATACTTACAAGAATGCTTTCTGGAACAGTATTCGTAACCGCAACTGGATGGATATTCATAATGATTTACAGATCGGCACTGATGCAGAGGGTGGTTATCTTGTTCCTGATGAGTTTGTGCGCCTGTAAAAGGCGATGTTTACAGTAGATTAGGCTCTACACCGCACAGCAGAGCGGTTGTCAATCTGCCTAACCGATGACAGGAAACTGGACACGGGAACACAGCACGGCAGAAACGCAGGAAACGTCAAAAGGATATGAGGCGAGTAGTACCTGCAATGACAAGATAACATAAGGATAAGGCTGGATTGCCAAAGCAAAGGTTAGCTCCTTTTTCGTGGGAGGGTGTGGAAATTATCCTGAAACCACTCTCATGACCCCACCATAATATTGAATTCGTTATGGTGTCTGCTATAGGTCATGAAGCAAGCGTGAGAACACGTGAGATAAACCGAAATGATATCCGACAGTTATCACTTGCCTATAAGCATCGTTAAACAGGGATTGCCTAAGTGGAAATGCCGAAAGGCTATGTCTATTCGAGACTGAATATTCCATATGGCAACGGAGCTTCCGTAGTAGTCCGAGGTGGATAACGCCCACTACATGGCGAAGGGAAGCAGTTTGTTAATTCCAAAGTAAGAAGATGAAAGGGAGGAGAATCCTCATGAATCCAACATCGGAGATTTTGGAGCGTGTCAATAAAAGTTCCTCGGAACATCACGACGGAGTCTTTACAAGACTCTTTCGCTACCTTCTGAGAGAGGACATTTATTTTGCAGCTTACCAGAAATTATATGCAAACAGTGGAGCAATGACTCCCGGAAGTGACAACGACACTGCTGACGGTTTTAGTGCTGAATATGTGCATGAACTGATTGAAGAATTGAGGTCAGGAAAGTACAAACCGAAGCCTGTGCGCAGAGAATATATCAAGAAACAGAACGGAAAAATGCGCCCACTGGGTATTCCGTCATTTCGAGATAAACTTCTGCAAGAGGCGGTTAGAATGTTTCTGGAAGCAATCTATGAACCGTTATTTTATGACCAGTCACATGGTTTCAGACCGGAGAGAAGTTGTCATACAGCTCTCGACCAGATAAAGACAAATTTTCGTTCTGTAAAATGGTTCATAGAAGGCGACATCAAGGGTTGCTTTGACAATATAGACCACGCAGTGCTTATTAAAACGTTAGAAGTCAAAATCAAGGACAGCAGATTTATCAATATTATCAGAGCTTTCCTGAAAGCAGGTTATGTGGAAGATTTTCAATATCATACCACAATCTCCGGTACACCACAGGGCGGAATCATTTCCCCTATTCTGGCAAATATATACCTGCATGAGCTTGACCGGAAAGTCATGAAACTCAAGGAAAAGTTCGATAAGCAGTCTACACGACACCAGACACCGGAATATCTTCATTTAGCGAAAAGAAGGCAGACACTTCAAAAGAAGATTGACAGGGTAAAAGGTGAGGAACGTGAGCTTGCAATCAAGGAATATAAAGCGGTGTGCAATCAAAAATTGAAAACGCCCGCAAGAATGTCCGACGATAAAAAGCTTGTATACTGCCGATATGCTGATGATTTTCTAATTGGAATCAGCGGAAGCAGAGAAGACTGTGAAGAAATTAAAGAGATTCTGAGAGAATTTCTATCAACGCAGTACCATTTAGAGTTGAGTGCTGAGAAAACAAAGATCATACACAGTGCTGAACGAGTACGTTTCCTTGGTTATGACGTTGCGGTACGCCGAAGCCAGAAGATAAAGAAAAAGGCAA